GCAGGAACGAACTTTGATATTCTAGGGATTGGGTAATCAGCACCTTCAAATATTTTTCGTTTAAGGATTTGATATTCTACTTTGATTTTATCTAAAGGTACATTATATTTTTCTGAATAAAACTTCTTGTATAATAACATTTGAGAAGTTTTAATCTTATCATTTTTTTGGTATTTAGACCAACCTTTAGTTGAGGTTTTAAGGTCAATAATAATAACCTCATCGGTTGATTTATCTTTTAAAAGAATATCAATAAAACCAATGAAGTGTACACCAGGTTTTACTTCTGCATTTAACACTTGTTCAATTGCAAGTAATTCAAATCCACTCTTAGAGTATAACTTGTCTAATTTGTTTCTGAAATATTGTAGGATTAATTTACCATCTTCAAAAAACTCACCCAATTCTTCTTTAGTACATGGATACATACCATCTTCCATTTTCTCGTTTTCTTTGTTGAAATGCTCTACTAATTGTTTGTATAGCATTTCCTCTAAATTGAGTTGAAGTGCTTGTTTCTTAGTTACATTATACATTACATCCAAAAAGTGTTGGATTGTTTCGTGCATCGAACTACCAAAAATTGTATGAATGTTTGCTGATGATGTTCCTAACTTATCAATATAGTTTAACTTGTACTGTTCTTGACAAGTTGAATACATACCATATTGAGAATAACTTACTTTAGCCATAACTTTAATTTACTATGTAAATATACGAAAAAATTATGAGAAATCCAAATTTTTTTCAATATTTATTTCATTAAAAAAATCTTCAAGATAACTTAATTCTTGAGGAGTTTTTGTTTTATTATATTGATTACCAAACTGCAATCTACTTCTAAAATCAATTAACACATGAGTAATTTTTGTTTTATCTTCTAACTTATTGTTTCTAAGATAATTTATATATCTTTCTATATGTGTCTTTAATCTACTTCCATTTATTTCTCCCAATCCTTTTTCAAAGAAATCAGCCACTTTATAACAATTTGAAAAAGAAGTTACAGCAACTCTTTCCGAACCTACTGCATAATTAAACAAAATTTCATCATCAGATTTGATAAAACCTAAGTCATACATTTGATTTCTAAAATTATAAAAATCATAACAATTAAATATTGATGATGTATATTGAAAAACATTTCGAATATTATTATATTTCTTTTTGTTTTCTTCTAATCTTTTTAAATTATCACAAAATTTTTGATGTGAAAATCCCGTTCTAACAAACTCACCCAATTCACCAAGTCCATCAACAGAAATAATAAAATTTGTAAATCTAAATTCTGATAGAAATCTAAATATATCTTCTTTTACAAAGTTTAATAAACTAAAATTTGTATTAATATGTAATTCTATTTTAGATTTATCTTCTATTGAATCTAAAAAACTATACATTTCTTTCATATAAAGTGGCTCACCACCTGCGAAATAAATGTGTTCTAAATTTTTTAAATTTTTATTTTGAATATTAAAGTTTGTTGATTTGTTAAAAGAATATGGGTCATATGGTTTTTCCATATGGGGATGTTCTTTAAAAAACTTATCATCCTCTTCTGCCCACTTTGTAGATGATTCTGAACTGCAACTTCTACAAGAAAAATTACAATTAGTAGATGGTCTCAAATCTAATTTTAGAAAGTTTGGAGAAATTGTACCATCAGCTGATGTACTTTTTACATATTCATCAATGTAATCACCATAATGTTCGTTCCATTGTTGACGATAACTATAACTCCCTTCCTTTTCCATATTGTAACAAATATCACAATATGAGGGGTTCTCACCATTTAACATTTTCTTTCGAACCTCTTTATAAGTTTCTGAATTGAATAACTCAACGACATCATCAGAAGATTCTTCAATATCTAAATACTTCTGAGAATAACAACAAACTTTTAATTTTTTATTGGGATAAGCATTGAGGTGAGAAAAGGGTAATATACAAAAGCTATCATTTTTCATTACACTTTTAATTTCAACTTAGTAATTTGTTTTTTATCGATACCATACTTTTCACAAATATACTTTATGTTTTCTCTACCTTCTCTGGTTGAATAAAGTATTTCACAGTAATCTTCTGCCTCTTTTGAAGAACACATAAAATCTTGTTTAATAATATCGATTAAAAAAGATTCATATTTATTATCTTTTTTACCTTTTGTGTATTTTAAAAAATATCTTCCTTTTGGGATAATCCCAATAAGTGAAAGATAAAGTTGTTTAGGTTCTAATGTTTGTGTATATGGCTGTATTTCTGAAAGAACTTCTATCCAATCAGGATTCATAGATAAGAATCTGTGTATCATAAAATTACTCCAAGTTTTCTTATCACTTTCTTCAAGTTTATCCCAATACTTAGGGTCTTGAAATTGTGTAACCGCTTTTATGTGGTCAAATAGTGTCTTACTTGCCATTATTTTTCAATTCGTTTGGTAGTAGTTCTTCACAAATTTCACCACAATCACCACATAGATATAATTCTACTGGTATGATTGCATCATTTGGTGTACTTGTAATCATTTTTGAAATTTTTAAGAACTTTGTACCTGGTATAAATACAGTTCCACCACATTCTTGACAAGATATTTCTTTTGCCTGAGATAAATCTAATTTCGGTTTTTGTATTGGTGGATTATTATCACCACCCATTCCTACGATTTTTGCCATCTTTTATTATTTTCTTCTTCGTTTAGTTTTCCTTGTTTTTTTATAGCCTCCCATTCATCCTCTGATATTTTTCTCCCATCAATTGCTGCGGATAAACCCGCAACTTGTTTAAGTTCATGAGAATTCATTGGCCTGGTTTTTGATTTTAGATACTCAGCTTTTGTATCTAACCATTCAAATAATTCATCTTCAGATAGTTTATCAAGTACATCACTTGATGGGTCTGGTTTCGTTGGGTCGTATTTCATATCTTATAGTTTATTTGTTACAAATATACGAAAAATATTTTAATTATCCAAGTAAAATGTTTAAAACTTCTTGTACAATTTCAGTTTTATTACCATACTTACTAAAAATTTCTCTTCCATTTTTAAATGCAACTACCATTGGTATATTAGTTAAATCAGTAAGTTCTCTACTTTTAGGTGAATTATCTGGATTTATAAATATAAATGGTATTTCTCTATTTAACTCAGAAACTCGTTCAAACTCTGGTTTAAGAATATCACAATTCCCACACCAATCAGTACCAAACATTACCATTAGTTTAGGTTGTGTTCTTAATAATACATCAAGTGAATCTGTTTCTAATTTTATCATAAAATTCCTACAATCTGAATGATACAACTCATAAAAGTTATTTCTTTATCAACTACCAATGCATCTTTGTGTTGTGATTCTGAAAGAATAAGAATAATATTTGATGTATTGTTACCACCATAATCATCAACCTTTTCATATAAGAATGTATATAGTTCTGTAAAATCAGAGATTCTTGCATCGGCAACTGCCTGTCTGATATTTTTCCATTTATTGGGTTTTGCATCTGAACCTTTAAGAATCTCAACCACCTTTGATTTAATATCTGAATCGATTACAGAGGTTGTATCGAGTTTTAATTGTCCTTTGGATGAATTTAGTTGACAAGTATTAATAATCTTTCTAATATCAGGATATGAACTATCAATGATAGGTACAAGGTCTGTTGGTTGGAAACTTACGCCTTCTTTACCCAAGATTTGTGAGATTTGTACTGCCACCTCTTTTTTGGATGGTGGTACAATTTGGAAAGTTTGACATCTACTTTGTATTGGGTCAATCACTTTCTCTACATAGTTACAAGTCAAAATGAATCTACAATGTTTTGAGAAAGTTTCCATCAAGTTACGAAGGATTGCCTGTGCATTTGGTGTCATGTAATCAAACTCATCAAGGATGATTACTTTCATATCCTTGAACCCAATAGTGGAAGCAAAACCCTTTACTTTGTTACGAACTGTATCTACATTATTCTCATCTGAAGCGTTGATAATAATATGGTCACAGTTAATTGAGTTTACGATAAGTTTTGCAAGTGTAGTTTTACCAGTACCTGCTTTACCAAAGAATAATAAATGAGGAACATCACCACTTTGTAAATAGTCTGACACCTTTTCTTTGAGGTGTTCGTTCCCCACATACTCTGAAAGCTTTCGTGGTCTGTATTTTTCAACCCAAAGTGAGTTGTTTACCTTTTCTGATGTGTTATCTTCGAAGAATGCCATGAATTAAAATGATGAGTTCTTAACTTCTTTACAAAATTCTGATAGTCTTTCTAACTTCTCTATGATTGATTGTTTTCTATTTTCATCAATATTACCGCTATTCAATTCACGAATAATATCTTGTAGTGATGAAGCAGTAATCAATAATCCATCTTCTTTCGAGTTTAGAAAGTTCTCAGATACTCTAAATTTTCTTGCTATTTCTTGTAAGTTCATAATTTATTTTTTGTGGAACACGAAAATCGGTTCGAATTTATATTGTTT